CTTGGAACCAAGCTCTGCGTAGCAAGGCCAGGCTGGTAACCTGCACCTACTACTCAACTTGCCGAACCGATTTATCGGGGGTGAGAAGCCGCCAAGCGTTGGATACATTGGACTCTCATATGCGGGCTCAGGCCGGTTATAGTGGAAAGCGGAAGAGAACAGTGTCTCATTTCTATCCCAAACCCCTTCCCCCATTGGTTTATTGGAGATCTGATATAAACCAGGGTGGTCCTCGCCTGTAATGAGGAGCTGTACAGAACACCGGAGCGACCGGAGTTCACCCCTATGAAAAGTACGACCAAATGAACCCCCGCTTGCTTACCAAAGCACTTATTTACCAGCGTTCTACCAGTTCTACCAAAACCACCACACCACCACAAACGTCGTACTTCAAAATGCATCGCAAATTCAAAACCCAGACGCATCAAGACATCACACAAAACATCAAGATGTCTCACACAACCAAACCTCGATTTTGCATCGTATCTCCTTCAGAGATACGCTCAATTCAAGCAGCAGAATTCTCACAGCCCCCACAAGGACGCGACAGAAAATTCCCGCGAGAGGGAGAAATTACTATTTCTGTTTGGCGCGATCTCATGCTCAATGACTTCCTTGGCATTACTCCACAATATATTGAAGCCGTTCAGGAAGCGCATTACCAGGTCCTCGAACTTGTACCTGGTTCAAAGGAAGCGTGTGAGCGAGTGACAGCAGTACTCGGTGATCTCCGATCGTTGATGCCACATGTTGAAGCAACAATTACAAATGCACACATGACTCTTCAACAAGTCATTCCTTCAACAGAGCAAGTTGGACTTGCGGCAGGTGCAATGGGTGCAATGGCGCGTGAAGCGACCGATCAATTGCGAGATATGGCACCAGGAATGCGAGAAGCAATGGATGCAAGTGGACCTGCCTTGAGAGCGGTGACATCAGCTTGTCACGCAGCTGAAAACACAGCAAACGTCCTTACTGGAACGATTGATTCAGCAGTTGCGAACATCAAAGATAAGTTCAGCCAGATTGCTTCACAGTTCAACTGGGCCAAGGACATGTGGCGACATTTGGGTAGTTTACTACTCCTCATCAATAACATGTCCCTTACAGCACCCGGGTGTTATATGCAAATGTTCTTCACCAATGTGATAGCTCTCTTTGGTCAAGATATTGCCATGTGGGCCATGAAAGCATGGTTCGGAGATAAGCCAGTGAATGAGCTTCCGGACACTGAATTGATTGAAATGCATCTCATGCGTGAAGGATATTCCCCAGAAGCCGCACATCATGAAGCACTGATCCCAGAAGTTGGCGCAACCACACTCGCCACAATTATTAGTGCAGTCATTGCAGGTATCTTCCTCTTTGCCACCAACACACCACTCGCCAATTTTGATTCCACCATCAAATATTTTGGCGACAAGTGTCGAAATCTGAACAATATCAACCTGTTCTTCGATAAGCACTGTCCCCTATTTAGTTGGATTAGTGAATGGCTGGTTACCCTAATCAAGGGACCAACCGCAAGTGAAGATATTGCGCAAGTCGTCGACGGATACACCACATGGGCAGAAGAAGTTATTGGACTATCACGTGTTCAGAAAGACGGTAAAACCGTAGTCGATGCAATTCAGAGCGACCCTAAGGTCGTCTACATCATTGATCGATTGTACTGGCGCGGACTCCAGATGATGGACACGATTACGAAGTATCGTTCCATCAATCCCACACAGCTCCACAAGTTGTTCAAACTCGTCGAAGCATGGCGCAAGTTATGTGATCAGACTGGAGTATTCGGCAACAAGCCACGAAGACCACCCTTCGTCGCCTTTATCTATGGAGAATCAGGAGTGGGCAAATCAGGCCTCACATTGCCATTCGCACAAGATCTCATCGTGGCTAAGAAAGGAATGTTTGAACCAACAGACCTCTATATGAGGAATGTCGAACAAGAATTCTGGGACGGATATTTCGGACAGTTGTGCGTCATCTATGATGATTGCCTCCAGAAATTGGATTCTAAGACCAA